CTTGCCAGAAGAGTTCCAAATAGAGGAATATCTTTTTATATCAAAAACACTGTTAAAAGCAACGTCTAAATTATCCATCGGAGTTATGTTTCTTATCGATTTGCAAATACCGAAATAACCATTTGATTCGTCTTTATAATTTGATATTCTTAAAACTTTAGAGTCGTCCACAATGCCGGAGTACTTTAGAAAACTTAATTCAAAAAACTTATTTTCTAAAGAGTTAAATTTTTTATTTTCCGAATAGTAATAAGACTCTTTACCAAACCCGAATATTTCGACAGCTAAATTTGCATCATTTGATATGCCATTCCAATTATTTTTTATCCAAGTAGAGATAGATCCCTCTCTTAGTTGTATATTTGACTGTGCCGGTATGTCAAGAGTTGTTTTGTCATCAAACAAAAGCCCATCTTTATATCTAACAACAGAATATTCTAGATTCCCAGAATAATTTAAATCTGTAGACAAATGATGCTTTCCTAAAACCCAACCGGGTAGATTTCTTTCAAATATATCTGGTTCTGTTTTGGAAATTGCGGAAACTAATCTTTTTATAGATGGAATTGTTGGCCCTTCCGAAAAGGATTGCAAAGCTCCCTCTAAGGCATCCCTGAAAGGTTCTCTTGCTTTATCTAGACCAAAATTCGAAAAATATGGGAGCTGCACAAGTTTTGCGAAGTTATTAGCCAAAGCAGTCCTTAGCGCTCCGTATTCGTATGAGACATAATAACTTTCACCCTCAGAGACGGCACCTCTGTCTAGCCAAAAGATAGAGTTGTCTCCATATTCGTAAGATATAGATATGTCATCTTTTAAGAATAAATAATCAAATGTTAAGATTCCAAAAGAATACTCTACAAAAACAGCTGTTCCTATTTGTGGTGTATTTTGGGCAACATATATTATTTCACATTTATCACCAGATGACAAGTCTGACTTCCCGTTTAAAACAAGTTTATCTCCACTAAAAGAAGCCGTTGTTACTAGGTAAAAATTAGAACTAGAAGAAGAACCCTGCAGTTCAATTGTTTTGCTTATTTTAGAATAACTAATTATATTGTAAACATTTCCACTTTCGTCTTTTACAAAGTCTAAAGAATCTATAAAATCAAATAGATCCTCATTTATTACACTTAAAACAAAAGTAGTTGTGCCATTAGATATATTAGAAAAAAATATTTCTGACTTTACATGATTTAAGTTTTGATCAAGAATTTGCCTTTCATCAGAAACCCTTACAACACTGTAAATATTGCTTGTTGCTTTATTTAATATTAATTCAAAATTTATATTTTTTTCAAAAGAAGAAACTTCTTTCGATTTTAGATCAATTCTATTTTCATCAACATAATAGTTTAATTTATTCAATAGGTTTTTATCATTAATATTTTTAGAATTAGATTCTTCTATATACCCAGATGTGCCATTTGCATTTTTGCCCAAAACCTGATCGGCAGTCAAAACTTTGTTTAGCTTTTGTATATCTTTAGAAACAACTATTGTATAATCATCTAAAATTATGCAAGTTTCTTTCTCTTCATTTTTATAGGAGGCTTTTACTCCAGTGTTACTTTCATACGATGCGTTTAGATTTGCAACAGAAAATGATCCATCGTCTATATTTTTTGAATCAAACTTATAACTATTTTTTGTTTTTGTATTTTCTTTTTTTAAATCATTTACAGAGGCAAGATTAGAAAAGTTTGTATTATTTTTATTAAAATTATACGAACAACTGCCAAAGCCTGAGCCTTCATTGAGTCCCAGATAAATAACTCCGTTTGTGTAGTCAATTCCATAATCTCCTGATTTCTTTATTCTCGATAAATTTAGCAATATATTATCAGAGCTAAAAGAGTTTAATAAAAATATATTTTCACTATCTAAAAATATTCTGCTTTGCTCCAGATCAAAATACTTTTCTGTTTTAAAAATACCTTTTTCCGAGAAAGTAACAGAGCTTGAAAACATAGACCCAATTGACTCTTTCTGCAGATTTAACACTTCTTGATTTTCCAGGGCAAAAATTGCCATTTTTGGCCCGATAAAGTAACCCACCCCAGATTGAGGCACCTGTGAGCCTTCTATGCCAATCGAATTGTAATATTCTCCTCCAGAGAAAAAATTAATTTTGTACTCTGAAGACCCGTCTCTAGATTTTAAATAGTAAACTGTATCCTTATCTATAAGCCTGCTATGAATTGGCGGATTAATCGGAATATTTGAAGTTCCGATAGCTGCCTTTATGTTTGCTCCAAAAGCTGGAGAAACAGTTGTAAACGTCTCAATTAGAGACTCTCTATATACAGATTCAAAGTTTGGATTTTCATTATATACCTCTCTAAACTCAGGAGACTTATTTCCAGAAAATACAACTTTGTTTTGGAAATAATAAATAGGATTATATATTTCACCAGTCGTTCTGTTTAAAATCCTAAAAACTTCTGATATCTGGCCACTTTCAGTTCTTAGACTAAAACCACTAACAGTAGAGGCTTTTACGGATTCATTTATTTTCTCGATGTGAGTGTTATCTCTATAATGAGTGCCTTCGACAAACACGGTTTCATAATCAAAAGATATATATATTTTATCGTTTAATATTTTTCTTTTTGAGTTTAGGGCAAAGTCCTGTCCCTCTACAAAGAAATCGAAATTCTCCTCTAAATCTCTTCTATAATTGTACCTTGCAACATAAGTTCTTTCAGAGGTACCCGTTCCTTCTAGACCAAAAACATTGACTTCTCCTGTGGCATAGTTAACAGAGTACTCACCGGGGTTCTTGGGAAGTCTGACATCGTATTTTATTTCAGATTTAAACTCCTCTGGGATCTCAGAAAGTGATTCGTCAGTATAAAAACGAACACCATTTACTTTTGGAACAGCATTTGATGCCGTAACAATGTTTGAGTTTGAAAGTTTAAAATGCTTTGAGAAAGAAGGGGTGGTCTCTGTAAATCCAGACACTACCTCATAAGCAGATATCTCAGACGTTGGTAACTCTTCAACGTTTTTTGTTAGATACTTTATAGACACTGAGTCATTTTTTTCAAAGAATATATTAGAATCAGGAGGTATAATTATCTGCTTATCATTCAGCGGCAAGTAAATGTTTGCCAGATCATCATATTTGTTGTCTTTTATCAAATATTTATATTTTTCAAGATTATATACTGTGCCAATCTCGCCATCGCAATCTTGAGTTTCAGAAGGTTTAACTACTTTTAACTCTAAAAGTTTTATAATCTTTTTTGGAAGAGATATTATTATAGAAGATCCAAATATATTATCTTTTGAAATAGACAAAGAATGAGTTTCGATGCCCTCCTGTAAGGATATTATGTTGTCAACCAGTGTGTGTCTGGGTTCGATACTTGTCTGATAGTTTATAATCTTACCTTTTGATCCAACTCCAGTTATGTTTTTTGAAACTCTTTTTAGCTTGAAAACATTTTCATTTGCAAATATATCATAAGAACCGCCTGTTCTAGTCCTTATTTCATCATCAATACTAACTCTTAAATAATTGTCAGCAAGAAGCTCCCCCACTGATCTTTGAGCGTTGTGTATCTCTTTTGCATGAACGGACAGTATGTCCTCGATTGATGTTCCCTCAAGATTAAAAATTTTAGATAGGTTTGAAAACATCCTATCTTTGACAGGGTTGAATTCATCTGTGCCTACAAAAAATATTTTTCTTGAGGCTTTGTCATTTATTAAAGCTTCTCCATCTAAAGACTTAAACTCATATGTTTCATTACCTACAAGGTCAAGAGTATAGTATGTTCTTGGATTTTGAGGAGATGTCTTTAGTGTAACTGCTTTGTCTTCAATTTTGATAGAGATGACTTCTAAACTACTAGTGTTATCTAAGCTTGCAGTTATCTTAAAATTATTTTTTGTTAAAAGTCCAACACTTTTTGAAAACAGTATTGTAACCTCTGAACTTGATGGAAGATAAAAACTTATTGGTCTTAATGGCATTGTTCACCTAACTTATTTTAAAATTGCTTCTTGAAACTGCAGCAAATAACACTGTGCCAGGACTTATTGTCTGGTTGTCCAATGCCTTTACAAACGTTCTTCTTCCGTTTTGTCCAGAGTAATTGAACTTAGATACATCTACTGAGTCTACACCCGCAACACCTGTGACTATTTGGATAATATCCGAATAGTCGATGAGCGACCCTAGCTCTCCAGAGTTTAAAAGATTCGCAACGTTATTATTTACATTTTCTAAAACTGATGCAGAATCTGACTGAAAGTCTTCAGAAACCACAACCGAACCCGAAACGTCTACCAAAAGCTCTGCCGCTTCTTTTATAAGAACATCTGCAGTAACCGGTCTAACAGACTCTACTGCATTTGTAGCAGTTCTTATGAGATTGTTTGTATTATACTCTATGGTAACTCTCTCTCCATCTCTGGGGGCTTTAAAGTCGTAATTGGAAAAATAGGACTCACCCTGCCCCGGCTGGTTGAGCTGAAATAAGTTTATGTTGCCGATAACGTTATTATTAGAGTTCTTGAATCCCGATATGATATTTATTTTATTTATTCTATAATAGAACTTATTAGTTATCCTAGATTCTGTTTCAAAGAAGAACAGTTCTTCAAAGGACTTGGGGTCAGATATATACATATCTGCTTCAATAATTGTTCCACTGGTATAGTTATGAGTCCCTGGTATGTTCATTTCCAGGTTTTTCAAAGAGCTGTCTAAAGAAGCATTTCTTATGTCATAGTCTCTGTTTTTTAACTTATAATTATTTATATCTACAACCTTGCCGCCTATTGTGAGTGAGTTTAGTTTTGATATGAATATGTCTTTGTTGAAGTTATTTCCAAGAATATTTGACAGTTCAGAAGTCAAATCTAGAGAGGTTCCGTTAAAAGTATTCCCCGCAAAGACCTGTATTATAAATCGCTCTCCAGAAACACCCTCTAGGCCTATCTTTCCGCTTGAAACAGTTCCTGATACAGAAATTGTTATATTAGATGGTGAATATCGATATATATCGGATATACTATTATTGTTAAAAACAAACTCTAATGGTTGTCTTGACTCTTGAATCTTTGCAAAATTTGTATTTATAAAAAAGTTTTCAGATTCTGATTTTAATATTGGTAATTGATCGAGCTGAGTTGATGGTATTAGGTTTGAAACATCTAAAGAGTAATCTACAAAAACACTTCTCTTTGTAAAGAATGCGTTTGTTACTGAAGATAATAAGTTTTCTGATTGCAAAACAGAGACTTCTGGTAACTCAATTGTCTTACCGTTAAAAGTTCCATCATTATTTTCCAAATTATATAATTCAATTTTATTAAATATAACCTCTACCTCTCCCCCAACTTCAGCATTGCTATCTGATGGCAGAAATACTATCTTATTGTTTACATTTCCATCAGACTTCTCAGTATTGAATATCTCAACACTTTCAGATGTCTTTATTGAGACTATACCAGAAACTGAGCTACCAAGTGAAGATAGGTCTATAACTTTTTCGTTATCCAAAAGACTGACCGTTCCTGCCGCACTATCTGAAAGGAATACTGAAGATACAGAAGATATGGGGCTTAATACGTCTAATGAAAAAGTACCTGTCTTAGAGTCTCTTTGCAGCAGAGTTATTTCTCCAAACACACCGTTTGCTCCACTCCAATCTATAGCATCCTCTATTGGGTCTATATAATATGTATTCTTTTTTGAAGAATAATCTTTATTTTCATCAAAGACCTTCCTCCAAGAATATGAAACCTTTAACTTGTCAGAAATAGTGGGTAGGTTTTTGCCAGAAATTTCAATTATACCTGTTGAATTAACTCCAATCTCGGGATCAATGCCTGAACTCTTAACAACATATACTTCGCCAGTCGTAAAGTTTACAACACTTCTGATATCAGATATAGGGTAATGTTTTAGCTGTATTACCGAAGGATCAATTATTGACACTTTTGAGTTTTCAGAGTTTATTAAAATATCTTGATAGATATTGTAAATTTCAGATATTTGATCAAATCCAATACCATCAATAATGTTATTTCCAGATTTTGTAATAAGCTCATCCCTTACAAGTTTTTTGTCAGAGACAAACTTTATTTTATCAAAACCGAACGGAGTACCTCCGGTATCTGAGTTTAAGTCTTTTTCTAATATATAATTTCCATCATAAGTGCCATTATCTAAAAGCACCGCTTCTGTAAGAACACCTGACGAAGAACCAAATACATTTATAACCCTGTCAACGGGCTGGAACGGAAGGTTGCCTGTTTTGAAAGCTTTAAATCTTCTTTCCTCAGAAGTCAAACTCTTGTCTTGGTTAGAGTTACCTAAGACGTGGTCGTTTATGTCATCAGATATCTTGCCGGATGGTGATTTGTTTCTGAAAATAAAACTTTCGCTTATTTGCTCTATTTGGCTTCCCAAGACATATACGTCAACCTTACCACCTGTTCCAGAATTTATTATTCTGCTTGCATTCTCTGTGCTTAAAATCTCAGTGCCATCTCTCAGCATAAGTGAATTACCAGGCTCAACAACAAGCGCGTCCAAGACCCCTTCAAGCCCTAGTACTGCATTTCTGTACCCTATACTGGTACCGGTATTAGACCCTGTAAATACTGATAAGAATCTGGTTCTAAATGTAGAGTCTGACTCCTCGTTAGTCCCTCCGGAAAAAGATGAGATGTTTGTGACAGAAACTGTAAAGCCAGAGCTTGTTTCTATTAACTGGTTTGTAGATATGTTTCCTACTGTGCCAATAGTTGTTGCCTCAACTGGTATTTCTATAGCGTAAGAGTCCACTATACCCGCAACGTCAAGAGACTCTCTTATTCTTGAAGCATTTGATGCATATCTGTTTTTGTTTGATGCGATCATAGAAAAGGCGCCAAGTGTTTTGAAAGAAACGCCATTTCTAGCGGTCAATATAGTTCCAGAAGGAACTGTTAAGTCCTCGTTTAGATTATTTGTTGTAATAATCGCAATACCTCCAGCCGGAGTACCAGTTCTTCTTATCACTCCAAAATTAGAGGCCAATCTGTCAAGATCTCTCCCACTGGCGGTTGCAAAGGACTGCTTGTCAGATATTAAGGCTATCAGTCTATATATCTTTTGAATTTCATCAGCTTGAAGATCGACAAACAAATCTCTTGAGACAGTGCCTGGCTTAGTGTCAAGAGTTGGCTGAACCAATCTTAACCTTTCAAGCATTGCATTTACTACTTCCGTAAAACTTTTAATTGAGGCCATATTAAATCCTAACTGTAATAACTTGAGATAACTCTTCTTGCTCTAATGTTATAATCGAAACAAAAACGCTCCACATTCTTGGATCTGTTTCATCCCTAAATGCTCTAACAGAAGATATTTCAAGTATCGTTTCACCGGGAGAAACATACTGATATCTTGACTGACTTCTTTGCATTCTTACAAGATTATTTATAGCAGAAGAAACGCTATTCTCTAAATTTTTTTTATAAAACGATTCATCAAGAACGGAGCCTATATCAAGCTTACCCGCTGCAGACCCATAAAAAGAATGATACTTATTTTCTCCTAAGTCAGTAAGTAAAATCTTTAATATGTCCTGCCTAAGTTTTCTATTTTTCTCAACGAATATTGGTTGCCCAGAGTCATCGAGTGAAATATCACCGTTAACTATTTTTAAATCAAACGACATAATAAAATACCTTTTTTTATCACTTAACTAAAGTAATAAAAATAATAGACGGCATAGCCTATTTATATATCATCAGAATTCATAACTTCTTTTACAAATGAATATATTCCAATTATATTTTTAGTATATTCTGTTACTGAGTCTGTTATTGTTGGCTTTTCAAATCCTTCAAAAAAGTTAAATGTCGGATACACATCTTTTAAGTTTTTAAACTGTTCTTCGTCTAGCATGCCAATAAGAAACTCTTCCGGAAGAGTAAACATGCCTAGAGTAAATGTCACCAAATCTATGAGTCCAATACCTCGATTTATGCCAACAGACATCGTAATCTCGGAGGCCTTAGCCTGAACACTATTACCTCCACTAGAATTTTTTTCATCCTCTTCTTTTTGTTCATCGACTTTTGCTTTAGCCAAACTACCGGGTGTTGTAACCAATGAGTTTATAACTCCCATAAACTCACCTTTCGAAAGCTCAGAAGATCTAAATGTGTCTGCTTGTATATCTATAACATCACTAGAAGATAAAAGTATTTTTATGGTATCATCAATGCTTTTGATTATAGAATAAACATTATTTATATTCTTATAACCTTCAGTCACTGTATTTGTACCTTGGTCACCAGACTTAGTTTTGCTTTGATGGCTAGGGTTATCATTCTTTTTCGGATCAGAAGAGGAACTGCTATCGGTATCTAAATCACCGCTAGCACTATTATTACTGGTCACAACCTTACCAGTTATGTCAGAGCTGGAAACGTAATCTTCAATGTCTTCTATTAACTTTTCTGATAGAAAATTTAAAGTAGAATAGAGTCTGTTTATCATTAAATTTTCTAAAAAAGAATAACTGTCTTTAACATCTTCAAATTTATATTTTGTAAATGGATTAACCGAACTTGAAAAGTTCAGGTCTTCACTGTAACCTGATAGCTTGTCAAGCCTTATTCTTATAATGGATTCCAACAGGCTTGTTTTTGTTTTTTTATTATTAATTTTTGCGAAGTTAACATTTCCGAACGGCTTTCTTATTATCTTATCAAATTCTGATATACAGTTTGAAATCCTAGCATCTTGAACTGGAGGAAGTAACAAGTATGTAAATTTCTCAAAGTCATCTGATATGTTCAAAAGGTTTGGCTTGAAATCTTTTTTTTCTAAAATATAAAACCTATACATTTGGTCTATAGTAGAGTCTAAAGGATTTTTGTCATTTAAAGATATACTCTCTAATTTTAGAATGTCTTCATCCGTAGAGACCGAAGTTATAGAGTTAGAGAAAGATGTTTTTCTGTCAGATTCAAAAGTAGGACTCTCTATGGTAACAAGACTGTCTTTTGAGTCAATTATGGAGTATAGGGATATAATAAAGTTTGAATCTTTTGAGAATAGATCATTTAGCTTGTCGTCAATCGTTCTTATGCTATATATGTCAAAAACATCTTTTTTTGCAGAAACCTGTCTGAAGTAAGTCTGCCTCTCTTCCAGAATGTCAAAAAGAACACTTTCAGTAGCTCCATTAGTACTTGCAAAAAAGTAACCACCTCTTTTTAAGTCATAATACAAAAAGTCATCTACTTTGTCAGAATCAGGCAAACCCAACATTCTCATAAAAGTGTTTTCATAAGACTCAATGTAAGCCTGCCTGTTCGCGATTATCTCTTCAGGAGACTGACCGGCCAAAGCGTTTGCGGCACCCGAAAAGTCTTTTTTTATTGCTTTTACAAGCTCTATCGGTAAAAATGTAGATCTGTTACCATCTAGTTGATTGCCAAAATCTTTATATTTTTTTATAATATTAGAAAAAGCATCTTTGAAGAGCTTATTAAATATATCATCTTTGCCTACTGAATCTACAATAACATCCGTAAAGCTAGAACCCTGAAGATCTACATCTCCGACATTAAAGTTCTGTGACAAAAATAAAGTTTTCAACTTTTCTTCTGAAGACTTAACCTGTTCAGTTATCGTCTTTCCTAGCTTTTTGGTATCAATTGACTTCATTAGTTCTCCAATTTAGTTCCAAGATTTTGAGAATCTCTAGTTCTCAGATTTAAATCATCTTCTGCATTTAATAATACTGTAGTTTTATTTTCTAAGAAGTTAATTGTCAAAACTCTATCTATTCTTATTACAGAGCCAACAGGCGTAAGATCAGAGTCTTCCGTTGGGTTTACCTCAACACAAGTTACAACTCCGAATTCATCTTGAGTTTCTTCCAGAACCAATCCTTTATAAGAAAAAGCCTTTACTGTCTTCGCACATATTGTGGCGATTATCTTAACCTTGCCAACTCCTGACGTGGTTATTGATCCGTAGTAAGAGTTGCCGTCTTTCTCAACGAAGTTAGATCCAAAACTTTTAATCTTTGCACCACCTGTTTCATCAGATATTATACTGATTAATATTTTCTCAGAAAGGTCGCCAGCTACCGGATCATCGTAACTATCTCTTGGTGTTATTTCGAAAACAACATCGGTTCTAGACAAGGCTTCTACGCTATCTCCTATTCCAGAAGCATATTCTTCCGCTCCAGTTATGTTTGAAGAGTCAAAATTTTCCAAACCTCCAGAGATCTCTGCCAGTATCTCTGGATCTATGTCAGAAGGGTCTAAGGCATCCTCCCTGGGTGTTTGATCAGTGTCTGAAATTAATTTAAAACCAGTATTCATTGGGTTTACAACATATTTGCAAATATCGCTAACAGATCCATCTGTACATTCTAAAAGTTTTTTATAACAGTCAATTATTGTTTCATTGCTAAATGGCTCAAGATCAAAGTTTAAAGCATTAAAGCCATCTTCTAGTTCAACTTTCTTATTATTTATACATTCTACAAATTCTTTTATACAATCTATTTGGTTATTTATTATATCTGATATATCATCACTGGAATTGTCATCAAGCTCCATGGTCCCAAAAAGATCGCCAATTCCATTAACCTGACAGGCCTCTACAATCTCATCGACAAACTGTCTGATGTCCACAAAGTATAAAGTTGGGAACTCTAAAGTTTTAATAGCTTCTGTGGAGCTTGCAAGGTCGTTTGCATCATCTTCGTTACCAGTTGCATAATTCTTTGCAAAACGGGTCGTCTGTTGGTTTGGCTGAGGATAAGGTGCATCCGCAATTTCTTGTGTAGATAAAGAAAAGTCAGACAAAGACTTTTCTGAATTAGCAAAGGCAGCATCCCACTTTCCAAGTCCATCTAGATATAAGTAGTTTGAATGCATTTTATAATGAATTCCTGGTTCTCCAGCCTTGGGGACTTGAGATTCGGTTTCTGAAAACTTATTTAATTTTGCAGAATTACTATTAACCAGCAAGGCACTTATGCTTTTTATTTCACCTTTATCATTAAACTCTATTCCATTTTCTTCAATGAAATAAATATTAAAGTCATCATCCATTATTGCGATAGATGGAACTGTATCATATGTAAGACTTAATTTGTCACCATCAAGAGTCTCAAACTCTAACCTTAGAGACTTGGCACTATGTTTTTTGTCACCAGAACCTTCTTGCGAAAAGTCTGTAAACGAATCATCCATACTGACAAAACTACCTTTTTCATCTTCTGCAGACAGAATTAGCCTGTTTTCATTATCTTTTTTTAATAATTTAATAGGAGAATCAAAAGTTTGATATTGCTTCATTATCTTTTTAAATATAATCCAATTGCCCAACCCAAATGATTCTGCTTTGTTTCCAAACTCAAACACAACTTTTCTTGGATTAGAAGTAATCAGTGCTGATGGATCAAAAAGTTTGTTCTTTACTGTTTGAGTGTAAGAAACCGCGTAGGTTGCATGAAAGTCGCCGGAGCCATTTGATATTCGCATAAGCCCTTCCTCATCGGAAGTCACATCTATAACGTCTGAGAACTTCTCAGAAGAAGACTTTTGAGCTATCACTGCTCCATAATTTTCTTTTACAGACTTTACGATACCAGATCCGAATCCGCATGCTGCAAATCCAAAGATATCAGCATTTGCATCAGAATCATCCTGAGAGTCAGAAGGTGTGTTGCCGCAGGCATCAGCATCCGACTCGTTCAAAGTCGTATATGTCTGACAAACAGGTATTAAATTTTCATGTTCAATTTGACCATTTGGAGCTACCTTTGAGCCGATCAAACCTGCTAAATTTGAAGCCTCTAGACACAGCACTCCTAGATCATCGCCTTCCGATACATTACATGGAAATCTGAAAAGAATAGACAGAAGCTCTATAAATATTGATAAAGTTTCAACTATTGGGTCCAACACCGCTAGATCTGTATCAAGTTGCAATATATATTTTTCTAAAGTAATTTGTAGATTTTTAAGAGCAGATACATTTCTTTTTTCAAAAGCTACCTTCCCAGATGCGTATATTTCATTTATACCACTCGCAACAGATAGAATTTTATCAACAATGCATGTCAGGAGTTCTATAAGATGAAGTGCGAGTTTTAGAAACATAACAGGTACAGCTATTTGTGGCAATAACAATAATAGATCATATAGACACTGAAAAAGTCTAATAAGCGCGAAAGGGAGCTTAAATGGGTTTGTCAAGGCGCAAAGAACATCTATGATGCAAAATATTACTTTTATGACAGTCAATACTTGCTTAAAAGATTTTAAATGTACATTAAGTTCAACAGATGCTTGAAGTGAAAAGTCACAAAACGACCTTATAGACTCATTGTATCCACCGCCGCAAATCTGTTCTTGAATAAATTTTAATTGATTCTTTTCACAAAACTCTTCAAAACCGTTTTTCCTCAGCTCGGTTACTTTGTTTTTACCTCTAATAAAAAATTCTTCAAAAATATCCTCATCGGTATCTGCTTGCGTCTTTGCAAACAAATCGCTAATGTTTTTTGAGGCATTCATATAATCAGAGTTATCTGTTGTTAGCTTTAACTCATCACAATTTGAACCAATAGAGCCAACTCCGTTAAGCTGAGACTTTAAGACAAGCCCTGCCTGTGTTGGCTTAAGCTCCAAAACTCCATTTTTAACAGAGTTTAGCCTTACACCGTTTAGCTCAATCTTTGGATCTGAACTTTCGAGGTCGTTAAATAAAAAGTTATATTTTGTATCTGGTTTTAGAACCAAGCCAGATAAATTTTCTTTGGGTATGAGTTTTTTATCTTTATCTATAACGCCTAATAAGTGAGGAACTTTGAATTTTGCATTGCTAACACCATCAAATTCTATGTTTACAAATATTTTAAACTTACTTGAATTACCTAGTGTAAAGATATCATAGTTTCTTCTTGTTATAATGGCTCCATTTGGAAGCCCAATCCCATCCTTTATTGCTACGCATGTGTTGTCAAAGTCAACTCTAGACAATAGCATTTTGGATCTGGCAATGCCTGTCTGTAGTAGTTCGGAAATAGAAGACAAAGAGTCGAAGCCAGAAATTTTTTGTTCTGTATCAGTTAAAAACTTCAAAAACTTAGAGGCCATAGCTCCAGCCCCTTCTGTTGCTCCATCTAAACTAGACTCTAGAGCCTTTGCATTTGCTGCAATTTCATCTATAATTGCATCATCAGACGCTGCGTGTTCTTTTAGTTCTTCAGGAACATTTTCAGAACCCAACTCTTTTATTATCTCATCCAGATTTTCATTTAGATCTGAAACAAAATTATCGTTTAAAATGACACTTTGGTCTGATTTTATAATTAAATTTACAGCATCATTTCCAAATGATGAAAGTACGTTTCTTGAGTTTATATCCTTAGAATTATTTTCATCACTAGATATAAGAGGATATAGCATATATTCAGTTGATATGTCGGGTATTATTTTAACTTTTGTTGAAAACAAAGCTATTTTGTCATCACTTATTTCTTCTCTTAGTGGAAAGTTATCATCAATCAAAGAAACTTTTCCGCCTTTTTGATAATATAAAGCTTTAGAGACTAAAAGGTCAGAGTTATCTTGAAGTGTTATATTTTTTACATCTGCCTCTATTGTATATGACTTAATTAATTTTGAAGTATATTGGGCTTTATATCTTTTATCTTTTCTTAAAATTTTTATATCTTTAGGCCCAAACTCAGAAAGATTTATGTCTCTCAGAACAATAACGCCTTTGTTTGACTTATTATCAAATATTAATTTTTTATAAACAACCCTGCCCTTACCCATTGTTATCGGGCCAAACTGGAAGCCTGTAGCTTTTTCATCACCAACATATATGTCGTACGAACCCAAATCTTTCTCAAAAGAACACGCTTCAAATATAACGACCAAATATTTTGTTTTTTTGGACAAATAAACGGTTGATCCTATGCCATTAAATATTGGTAAAAATTCTTTTAAATCTGAAAGTCCAATCGGAGTATCCGACTCTATTTTCTGATAAAATGACTGTAAAAAATTATTTAAAAATGTATTTGTTCTTAAAGAAGGGACGAGGCCACCTGCATTTTGATCTCTTATATACCCAATATGCTTTACTCTTGGAGGTAATATAAATGGCCTTATGCTTTTCCGGCTATTTGAAGAATCTGTATCTCCTATTGGAAGAAGAGAGTAGCTGATACCTTTGTCAACGACATCAGCCTGTACATTTATAGTATCTCTGTTTAGAGAAATATTGTCTATTTCTTCATTGAAAAATATAAAACCCGCATGAGAAAGTTCGCTAAGTCTATCTATGTTGTATGACTTATATAAATCTCCAGGGAACTGTAAAGATGCCTTCTTCTCATTTATTATTTTGAAATTTCCATTCACAACATTAAATTCAATATTTGGAACTATAAATGCAGATTTTGCATTTATATATTTGGCTTTTTTTTCTGATCTAGAGTCATCGAAGTTTATTTTTATTACTTTTTCTAAAAAACAAAAATCTGAGACTATATCTAAGACTTCTGCTTCCGACTGTGTACCAAAGTCTATTGGTATATAAAGATATCCGTTAAACTTTGGCTGTCTTCCAAAAAGCCTTTTTCTTGATTTCAGCCTAATATCTGCGGGCAAGAATGTAAATTCTTTTATAATTGGTATATCATATAAAAACTTTTTATCAGAACATCCTCTTGGCGAGATATCATCTGGTTCGAAAAATGATTCAGATTCTAAAACTTGAGATGGATCATCTTGATTGACCTTTACGAAAAAGGGCTTCCTTTCTAGAAGAGTACCCTCTGAATTAAAAAGCTCAAGTTTAAACCTACCTCTATCTGTCAGGCCAAAAGCGTTTGCCAGTGTAGTATCAAGCCCATTAGCTGCAACTGACCTAAGAACAAGTTTGTTTTTTCCTTTTAACTCAAGTGCGTTAAATAGGCCGCCTCTAGTTGTGTTGTTGTAATCTCTAAAAGAATTCTCTACAGGTATCGAGTCAATGCCAAAGCCAATTCTTTCTAAGGTTAACCTAGCGTTTGACACTCCCGCTGCACCATCAACGTTTAATAAAATGTTTAAATTATCACTTATCAAAAGAGATTCTAAAGATTTTCCTGATGATGATATACTTTTTAAACTTGGTCTTTCTGATCTAAATGATACATGGCCGCTTCTTTCTTCAAAAACTTTTGTAAACTGACCGTATTTGTCAACGACAAAAACATTGAACTTTACTTCTTCTCCAGAGTTTATTATAAATTGTTTTTTTAATTCCTCTTCTTTTAGCTTTAAATAAAACAAAAAGTTATCTTCATCTTCAGTTTGATTCTCTGTATCATCAATCTTTAAATCTTTAAATGTTTCTGAATAAAACATTATAGATTTTATATTTTCAGTATCTACAATTTTTGACTCATAAGAAGCTAAAACTTCATCTTGAGTAACTGAAGATAAATCTTTGAATGTTTTTATATTATTTTTATAAGATTCTTCTTTTTTAGATATAAACTCAAAGAAGCCAGTTTCACCTGAAAGATCAAGGTATTGGTCATATCTACTTTGACCGGAGATAACTCCTTTGTCTCCAAATGTCTTTTCTGGAAAAGCTTGAGGTATAAATCCATATCTTTTAATTAATTCTTTTGGGCCATCAGGAGGAAGTGAAAATTCACTTAAAAAATCTTTTTCATTTTCGAATTCATCTATTACATTGTTCTCTTTTAATATTTTATAATAGTTCCTTCTAATCTTTTCTTCTTGAGCTGCTAAATTAAATGTTTTTGGGATATCCTGAAAAGAACTTGATGCTGGGAAATGAGAAAACTCCATCAGATTTTCTATATTTTTTAAGTTACCCTTTAGTGATCCTGGAGTTTTCTTAGAAGATAAAAGTGACATTACAATTTTGTAATCTTTAGCGCCACTCTGAGAAACGCCGTAAACAGAGTCGTTTCCTCCGATCAAGCCCTCATATTCAAATGTCATCATATAAGACTTGCCACCATCTGCTTCTAGATCTAAATTATAATCTCTAAGAACAGGAACTGGCGGAGGCATATATTTTAGGGGATATTTTGTATATGACAAAAATGAAAATGTTGTTTCTAATGATATATAAACAGATTTTTTTCTTTTAATTGATTTGTCTGGGTTTACTATATCTCCAGAGCAAATTCCTAGTCCATATATATTTTCATTCTTCTCTATTGTATTGCCCGACATATCAGGAAATCTTAAAAATACATTTTTACCTATTATTGTATAATAAGCTGCAGCCTGAAGGTTACTTGAGTCTGATTTTAAAATATCTGAATCTATAGAGTGTATTGGAAAGATATAAGATATACACCGTGATATTATAATCTCATCAGGTTCTTCTATTTTTTCTTTTCTTAATATTGCTTCAAACTGATCGTAGTAATCTTCTACCTTTGAACCGTCTTGATTTCTAAGACTAAAAAGACCAGAGTCTCCTAATATCTTACCAAGGGTTACTTTATCCTTTACTTTCTCCAGCGCAATTAATATTGCCTCTGGGCTTATAAATTTAAAAACAAATTTAGAAAAAGTTCCTGAAAATCTTTTATTGGGGTTTCCTTTAACAAGATCTGTAAAATCCTTAAAGCTTGAAGCCTTAACTGTTGTTTCTTTTGTTGCAAGTTCATCGAAATTAAATGTTGTAAAGCCAACAGAAAATCTTGGCATTTTGGGCGGATTTCTTATTTCTATCTGATTTGTCAGTGCATCATTTATTTTAACTTTATAATTTAACAAAAAATCTGCATAGCTATTTTCTTCGTTTGTAAACTCTGAAAGAGCAGACAAGAAAATATTCTTTTGATAGTTGTTTATCTCACTATAAACAATTGATGAGTCCTCTCCTAAGCTTGAGTTATAGTCTTCTGACATCTCAGCTTTAAGAACAGTTCCTCCGTTTAAAAGAATTACATTATCTTTTTTTGCTTGAGGCGGATATATAACCTCTGTTTTGCTAAAGGTAAATGCCCCCTCATCTTTTTCACAGTTTAGTCTTTGAGAAAGATCTACTTCCTCTTGCTTTGGTTTTCCTAATAATGTGTGAACTGCAGATGACATATTTATTCCTTATTAATTTTTTGAATATTTTGAAGATCCGACATCTTTATATGGCTCGTTACCAGCTTTGTATTGAACTCCAGAAGCTGAAGACAGATGTACTGCCCCATCTGAGGACTCTATAAATATATCTGATTTATTTCTTAAAATAAGAGGCTTATCTATACCTCCAGATATAACTAGACCATTCTCACTAATTGATATTATATAGTCTGTATCACTAGTTTCTTCTTGAGAATTTGAAGTTCCTCTTTTAACAACATTTACTCTTATATCTAACCTTCCCTTTAAGCCTTTGCTCATATTTCCTACGGATAACGCTACAGAGCCATCTGTTTGAACAGACGCGCTTCTCGCCTCACCTGCGCCCCCTACTTCAGAGTCACTGCCTAGCCACGCTACAACGCTGCCTTCTGTATCTAATAGAAGGCTTTTTTTATCTGCTTCGTCTCGACCAACAGAACACTCAATAGATCCTTCAAAATTAAGAGAGGCTGATTTTCCTCCGGTTCTTATTGTATTATCTTTGAATTTATTTTCAAAAGTTTTCTTATCTACTTTTTCAACAATAAAATTATTTGTAAGAGGCCCATCGGCATAAGAACTTTCTGCCTTGCCACAATATGAATTATTTGTGTCTCCGAAGTCAAATGGCCTCCCCGGTGTTATGGCGGGGTTTTCTTGAGATACACCGACCCTTATGTTTCTTGATTTGTTTTCAAGTTTATACAGGTCTACATCAGATGAGTTTGGAAACTCAAAAGTATCATTTGGATTTTTAATCTTGTCTGACAAAGTTGTTGGCACGTAAATGTTTTTTATATAATTACCATAAATCATTTCGCATGTTGCTGGCATATTGTGATACTTTGTGGGATGAACTCTTTCTGACTTTTGATCATTAGATTCCTCATTAAACGCACTTATATCTTCGTGAAGAATTCCGGTAAATCTTTTTCCATCCGTACCAGACAATGTTTCATCTTTTGGTGATGCGAACAGAGTACCATCTTCAGAGCTGTAATAATTTACAATAGGTATATCTTCTTTTAATTCATAATTTATATTTTTCTCAAAGACTCTTCCATTTCTACCATCTTGAAATCTAACTTTATCTCTCTTTATTACTGAATCTGTATTTTTATTTTTTGGGACATTTAAATTTAAAAACCCTGACTTGTCCAAGGTTAAGACAAAGTTATCGATATTATTTGAATAAACATCTGACTCATTATTTCCGTCAAGCTGAAAGGATAGTCCCAAAGCCCTACTCTCAATCCTTGCAGTAGTGGTGTATTCTATGTCCTTATTGTCTTTTGGAACTTTTCCAAACTTCAATGCATTAAAATTTGTGTCCAAAGGCCTGCCCTCGCTGTCAACTACGTTGCCTGCAATAACTTCTATAAGCTGACTTGGGTTCAAACTAAGTACGCTATTCATATCTTCTGAAAGTGATTTGTACGAATCATCAAAATCCGAAAGAGGTTCTTTTGATGTTTTCCCATCTTCTTTTATTGTTTGTGAAAATCCTAAAAATTCTTTATCATACTGTCTTATCTCGGCTCTAAATTCTGTTCTTGCGAAATTTTTCAAATTTCCATTTATAGGAACCTTTCTAACTTTAGATTCTGTAAAGATTCCCCTATCTCTATTTTTCAAATGAGACGGGTTGTTACCTTCTGGTGTTTGTTTGCTAACTACAGAAGGGCCAAAATCACCCTTTTTCTTTCTTTTGACTGTACCAGACAATATACTTGCCCCGTCTGTATAGGTCATTGATGTATTATATGATGAAAAAAAGTCTGTATACAGTCTGTTGACCAACATCCTCATACCACGATTAAAGTTGGCGACGAGTTCTACTCCATCTGGATTTAAAGACATTTTGTGACCAGTGTCGTTTTGGATTAAAAACTGACCTTCCTCAATATTTGGGTAAGGAAAGGAGTCATAAGGAGCATCATTGGCAGGATCAGAAGATCTATTTTCTGCAGACCCAACAGATGGCAAATAACAAATTGCCCAAAACTGCTCAGAAGAGCCGGGAACCCTTCCGCACAAAACTCTTGTGCCGACCTTTGGAATATAAAAAACTCCAGATCCTCCTAATCCATTATTATATGGAGCTGTTATGTCCTCGTAACTACTCTCATTAGAAATGTCGCTCCTAACTTTTAAAGTAGGAGGATTGGTTCCTCTGTTTATGTCTTCTATAATGTATATCTCTAATTTTAGAGACATTAGTCCATTAATAATATCTTGCGGTCTTATAGCCATTTTACTTACCTTTAACTTTTAAACTTGATATATCTATTATACCTATTTCTACCAAATCAGATACGGCCCCTTTTTGCCAAGAAGAAACTGCAAATCCATATAGGTCCCTTATATCTAGCCATGTAGACTGTCTAGGTCCATCAGATGGAAATATCGACTTAGCAGAAACTTTCGACTCACCGATTTTAAAAGTAGAGTCATTGTTTTTAATATTTCCATTTTGATCCAAAATTGTATCTGCAAGATTTGAATCTAAACAAACAATCAAATCGGATTTTGCAGATTTATTATTATCTGTATTTCCAACAAAAAACTCGTTTCCTTGCAGATTAGACGGTGCAGTTAAACCTCCAAAAGACGCGCTTTCTTCAGATTGCTTTTTTAAAAAAGATATTTGCATTAGTATTTTTGATTTTGGTATTGGATTAGGTCTTATAGAGTTCGGAAGTAGCATGGGACTAAGTTTCTTTGTGGGTAGTATTGATTTTTGAATATTTTTAATATCAGAGTCTATACCTGATCCAGATAAAACCGTAACTTCATCGTCATTAACAATGTCTACCATTTCAGGATTTGAAAACATATCAGCTATTACGTTCAATTTTGCCTTTGCCTCTTCAATTTGAGGCCCACTGTCAATTGGTTCAGAGTTTATAAAAATTCTTAACAATAAATATTGTGACTTACCTATAAGACTTCCATTTAGATCTATAATCATATTTCCAAATCTCGACTGATTTTCTCCTTTGCTAAGGACATTTTCCTTTGTTGGGGATGATCCAGAAATTAAAAGTGCAGAGTGAGGCTGAAGAGGTCTGTACTCATCATCACCAACTGGACTTCTGTAGTTTAAAACTTTGTCTTTTAAAGGATCTGTGCTGAATTGCTGACCTATAACGTCTAATGGACTTGGAAGGTACATGCCCGGTGGTCTTCCTAAAGATAATGACAAACTTGTATTGAATGTGCTTCCAAAAGAAAATTGATGGTTTACAGTTTCGACATAGTATATCAAACATTTAGATCTTATAAACACAGAATCTCCCGGCTGGTAAAATTCATTTCCAATAACCGTAACGCTTCCTTTGTTTATATTTATTCTTTGCTTTTGTAACTGAAATAAGGCATATGGCTTACACTGGCCTTCGGAGTCGCTTAAAAATGGTGCTGAAATATCTTTTGACTTATAGCCGTACTGCCTCCAAAGATCAAAGTCTGTAGCTCCTGCAAAGAAATAAAGGCCATCCGATATGTTTTGGAGTTTGCCCCCTAGGTTTAAAGGCGCATCTCCCTTAACTGTAACTCTTGTAAAGTCTGGAGGGTTCTCTGAAAAGTTAGCAGAAATTATATCATGATCCTCTATGATAAATCTTCTTCCAGATCCATATCCCAGTATGTTCTTAGTGTCGTCATCAATAAGGTGATCATAAACGCTTCCCTTGTATGCGGACTGGTTTAAATAATTAATATGTTCTTTTCTTGATTCTAAATTCTCTTTTGTTTTCTCTAAATATGATTCTGCCCCCATGAACAAATCATCTGCAGATCCCTCTTTCTTTTCGTCAAAAATATTTTGAGCTTGCTCTAACTCATCCTGCTTCTCTCTGTTTCTGCTAAGAATAGTAACAAGCCTATCCCTTGAGGATATAACTTGCTTTAATTTAGAAAGTACGTTTCCGTCACTGACTAAGGATGAATAAGCTTTTAGCGCGTCATCTTCTCCCTCTGTTTCTTTTGAAAAAATTAAATCAGACTTTTTAAATTTTCTTTTTCTAAGGCCCAATATAGAAGCGGGATCAATACCTGTTTTCTCTAAGAATGTGTCTCTTATTTGATTTAGGTTGTCAACATTTGAATATTTTCTCGCTGGTGCAAGATTTGGACTAGCAACAGTTGTTAGTATATTGTTAAAAACGCTGCTTTTCTCCTGAACAATAGCGTCAAACTCGCCAAGAATGGTTTCTTCATCTCCCATTAAAATTTTTCCATTTTCTGCAAAACTTATTTGAGACTTCAAAACAAACTGACCTGTTGGTGCATAGTGAGTTTGATTTCTTACACCGTTCAGTCTAATCTTCAGACTGTCAGAGGGGTCGTCTGCTTTCTCGCTATCTGATCCCACTCCAAAAAAGCTTAAAGAACTTCTGCCGATTAGCTTAATACCCGGTATTAAATTCTTATCTGGAAACCTGCCGAGCATCAGGGCTGCAAGAACGATTGAAACATTTAAAGATTGTATTTCGTTTGAAAGAGAGGAAACTCTGTTTTCAAAAACTTTTGTTATATATTCTGGAATATATTTAGTATTCTTTTTACTATCAAGAGTGAGATATTCTCTTAATACGGATAAAGGAGTTTTGTTCCACCCCGGAGGTCTAAACTCAAGGTGACCCTGAGAGTTGCAAAAGAATTCAAAATTAATAACATTATTGGCAGCAACACAATTTTGCAATGTATCTATATATTGAGAAGAGAAAAGTTTAAAATTATTATTTTTAAACCCTAACAAAAACGGTCTTAGATCTGTGTTGTAATCATATTGGTCAGATATTACAAACAAGTTCTTGTCCCTGTTCAGTCTAACATCTTCAATCCTTCTCAATGCGCCAACCTTCATCATCGCTCTTGTAAGATTCTCATTTTTTTCTTCACTTTCTTCATCAAGATTTAAGCTTGACTTACCGTTAAAAAAATTAAAATCAAAAGATATAAGATTTTTTTCCTCAAGAAGTCCTGCATTGGACGCAACGTTGATTTGTTCAGTTATTGTTTTTTCAAGAGAGAATAATTCTCTTTCCAAAGTTGAAATCAGGATATTGTCTGCCGCATTTATTTCAGGATTATTTATATTAGTCTTAACTTTTCTTATTTGGTTCTGTATCTGCAGTTTTCTTTTTTGTATTTTTTTCAAATTTCCATTTATAGAATTTCTTAGTGATACATCTGAAATTTGTTTTTGAACCGATCGCCTATTTAAAGTTATAGTTCTGTATGGCTTAAAATTTCCATAATAATAATTTTGTTTTTTCAAAGACTGAAGAACAACTGAAAGTGGATCATATGGATTTAGATTTGTGCTGATTGTAGATATATTGTGAGCCTCATAAGCTCTCAACAGAAATGTTTCTGTGTTGTAAGGCTGACCTGTTATTAGGATTGACAATATGTTTGCAATATCTAAATTATTTAAAGTATCATTAGCTGCAGATATGGCGTACTGACGATTAAATATTTTCGTCTCTCTGCTCGAATTACCCGTTGGGTCAGCAGTTTGAAAGTCAGCAACAACTGTCTGGATACCATTTTTCCATCTGTAAATAAATCCATCAGGATGTTGCAATGCTTTAGTTCCCTTTAAAGATCCGAAATCATTAAAATGCTGCTGAAATAAGTTCCCCTCTTTTGCATTTTGACCTTTAAAAAGACCTGAATTAAAAGATAATAATCCGGCATCTAAAAGTAATTTGTTTTCTGGCAACAACTCAATACCTTCAGGATATATCAAATTTCCCAACTCGTCAGTTTTGAATTTAAAAGGAGTTAGTGGGTCGTCCAAAACCCCTACGTAATCTTGCAAGCCTGGTGTTTGGGCGTATCTTGACCAGGAAAGCCAAGCCATGTTATCGGTAACTGACACGCTCAAAGTATTTTTCCCGCCTCCATAAGACGAACTGGTGCTTTGTACGAAGCCTCCAAAAACATGTGTCATGTTAAAAGAACTGTCTGCGTGTCTTCTTATTTTTTTATATTCTTCAAAATTGAGCTTGCCTCTGGTGTACAAAAGCCTCTCTGCTTCTATGACAGACTCATCTAAATCATTTGTGGAATCGTCAAAAGTTAAAGTTTCATCTTCATATCTGTTTAGGTTTTTTCTTGTTGAAATATAATAATGAACAGAATCAGCAGGGTTTATATATGGCTTTCCCAAATAAAAAGTCCTCAGCCTTTCTCTACAATACTCTATATCAAAGGTTTTATCCTCATCCCCTAATCCTGCAGCATTTAACGCAATTGAAGACAGTTCTGATGAATTAAATGTAGGGTTTTGACCGAAAGAATCCTTCATCGTATTTGATCCATCTACCAGAGACTTAAACAAATTAAAAGTTCCATAAAAAGCTTCTTCTATTGCAAAGTTTATGTCTTTTTCTGTAATAGTGGAAAGGTTATAAGGATCTTCTAAAGTTATAGAAGCACTCTTTGGAGAGGACTGTACACCTGTAGTTATACCAAAAGAAGAAAACATATTTATCTCAATAACACCAGTTCCCGGACCTGTCGAGTAATTCTCTATATTTGTAGGGTCTACAATCCATGTTGTCAGTTGGTTTTCTAAAGAGAAATAATTTCTTTTTAATAGATCGTAAATGTCAAGCTTCTTACCTTCCAGATCCATTAACTTATTTGCCTTCAAAAAGCCCAGAGATGATTCTGACAAGCTACTCGCAGTAGCCTTGTCAAATTCCAATAGAAATCCATATATTAAATTTAAGTTATGAGAATTATATTCTGAAAAAAAATTGTCAATTTTTGACATAGACTCATAGGCTCTTATCTGCTGAACCTTATATGCGAACAAAGCCTTTGTAGCCCTCAACAGGAACTTCTCTGACTTATCCATCCATCTTAAATCATTATTAACATTTAAAGTTGAAAATGCTTTCTTCTTTATCAGTATTGATGCCTTTGGGGTAAGATTTGTTACGTTTGCAACATCTGGTATGTGACTCTCATAAATACCCCGATCCAGGCTTGCTTTGGCTCCAGATTGTAACAGTGGGTTGGTATTCGGACCAGTCTGCAAAAAAAACGGCTTATTGCTCTTTATATCATTAACTACACTTTTTATTCTATTTCTAGAATAATCAACAAAACTTTTATAACTCATACTTTAACCTCTTCTATTTATCGGCTTGAAAGGAACACCTCTGTTATTTATACTGTCTTCGTCCTGTAAAAATGTTGAAGATAAAGTTAATTCTACAGAATCCTCATATTGGAAACTTAACTCATCCAGTCTCTGCCCCTCTGTCGGTACCGATGCCTTTTGAGGTTCTCCCGTGCCTTGATTTATAGGGCTTCTATGCCATGGCATATAGTTCTTCCGCTCACCTCTTCTTTCCAGAACTGTAAACGATGTCTGGTAGTTAAATATACCCTGTTGAGTCGCCTGCTCTGTTGTTGTGAAACCGTCAAAATAACCCCTGTATATCTCTCCTTGATAATATATTTCTATATTAAATGCTAAAGATGCAAGTGAAGGGGAATTTGAGAAGTTTGCATATTCTTTTCTATTTGGGAGAACAAAGTCTCCCGTCAACACATCTGTTAATGTTTCAGCACCATTTACCAGTCCAGAATACAGCCCGTCTGAAAAAAAGTCTGTAGCCCCTGCCAAGAAGCCTTGGAAGTCATTTGAGTAGTCTGGTTTTAAATCTTTATTAGATTCTAAAGATGCCTGCCTCGCCTCTTCTCTTAAGGCATATAATCTTTCATTTAATATTTTTTTAAACTGAATCTGCTCATGTCTGTATATAGATCTCAAAAGATTTATATACTCTATACCTCCAGATCCTGTTGATCCTCCGATCTGAATCTTTTGCAGATCTTCTCCCCAATACTGCACATTATATCCGCCTTTTGTAAGCTGAGAGCCTATAATCTTTCTTTCTGTTATATTAAAAGACTCCGGGTTTAAATATAACTGAATGTATATTCTGCCCTCCCCAACTGCGACAGATCCGTTTTCAAAGCTTCCTTGTGACTTGATACCCTGATTATCTATTGGAAGACTGATAATCATAGTCTCTCTTTTTATAGGCATCATGGCCCCCCTATCTGTTCTTTAGAAACTGCCACTATACCTGAAGTTGCATCTAATGCTTCAAATAACTTATCAGAATCTCCTTTAAAACTTATTACGACTTCTGTTTTTATATTTGTACTTTCAGATTTAGACTGACCCTGAACCCTTCTGTCTGCACCAGCGTTATCCTCTATAAACTTAGCTGTTGTATCTTCTAAATCTGACTTAAACATTCTGGTCAAATCCTCTATATTTGTACCCTCTGCCAACTTTTCAGAAAATTCTTTTTGCTTGTCTGAAAGCGCCTGAATCAGACCTCTTGAGCCTGTCCCTATGGTATCAGCCTGGGATTCTCTAATCGTAATCATTGCCTTGCTAAGTTCGTTGCCATACGTCATTTGTGCAGAAATTTGATTTAACAGTCTATTTGTCTTCTCGGCCTCACCCAAAGTTTCGTCCTCTCTTTTAAGCTCGTTATCAATCATCTCTCCGAACTTTTGAACGCTTTCTTCGTCACCTATAGCTTTGGCCTCATCTAGTCCTTCTAAGAGTTCCAGAGTCCTCTCTGCGGATCTACCACTTATACCAAATTGTGAAAGTAACTGCTCCTGCACATAAAATGTAGACTGAAGCTCTGGAGAATCTGCCGCCTCTTGCAAAGTGACGATTTCACCACCAGTGAAGGACTCCAATGTCTCCTTTAGAGAATTTGCCATTTCCAAGCCTATTGCAGACTGATCACCTGTGCTTTCAGCTTCGAGTATTCTTGCTCTCATTCCGATTGAGGCACCTAGCGCACCTCCGCCTGAACCCGTCTCTAAACCCCCTCTCTGTTGTAGCAAAAACATATTCTCATAAGAAGAAGTCATATTAATCATTGAATTAACAAATGCTCTTGCCTCGCCTGATGCGTTTTTTATACCAAGCCCGACTTTTTGTAAAGACCTCGTAAAACCTTCAAAAATAGGCTGTGCGAAGCCCATCTTTACACCCATTGACTCAAACCCACTAACAGCTCCTGTTAGGGCGTCTTTTACCGTATCAAACTGAAGTCCGGTTTCCTTTGCAACGTCTGATATCGCGCCATATTGAGCAATAGCATCTTCAAATGTCATGCCGCTTTTCTGAACGGAGTCTGATAGGAATCTTACAGTTGTGCTTAAGTCTTCACCCGTTGCTCTTGCGGTCATGAGTGCTGCTTCTTGTTTTGAGGCAGATCTACCCGCCATGTCAAAACTTTCAGTCAACTCTTCTAGTGAAAAACTTTGCTTCATAAACGCCTGTGTCGCAGCCTCTATTTCTTGAGGAGTTATAAAAAACTCTTCACCTTCATAGGACATCATTTCCATCATCTGCTCTGTAAACTTTTTTGTATCCTCAAAGCTATACCCCATAGTCTGTCCAAGTCTGCCGAAGTTTCTTTCCAATCTCCTAACTTCTGAAGACGCCTGATCAAACGCTCTAAGCATTGGCATTGTATTCTCTATTAAGTCTCCAAACTCTTCTCCCATACCCGCAGCGGATGCACCAAAAACACCAAAAGCCTCACCTAGTGGCCCAGACATGTTTGACAATAGTGTTGAGAAATACTCAACATCTTTGCTCATTGACTCGAAACCTTTCTTTATGCTTTTTGAAGGATCGGAAGAAGATATTCCATCAGACAATTGTTTAAATGCCTTACTAAACCTATTACCACTCTTTGCAGCACCAGCCATGCTGTTTTCGATTTCAGCACCCAAATTGGTAAAAATAGCTTTTGTATCTTCAACAGCCTTATTTGAGTCGCGAAGACTTGATGTTATTTCTCTTAAAGTATCTAAAGCGCCCATGATCTAACCAATTGTTAATCTTTGTCCCTTATTATTTTATGCAAAGGGCTTTCTAAGTCAAGCTTAGCTATATCTTTATTCTTATTATTAGTATCTTTATATAAAGACTTGGCTAGCGATTTTATATCTGAATTATTAAAAAATTCATCACGCTTTTCTTTGTTTTTAAATATATCTTCGATATTTTCTGAACTTTTTAAATTTCCGCCCTTCCTAAAAAGCCTAGCCTTCTCTACGGCTTCTCCATTTACAAAAGACATGCAGTACTCTACAATGTTTAATTTCTCTTCGTAGTCCATAGACAAGTTTTCGGAGTACCAAATTAATTGATGATCAGAAACTCTATCAAAATAAGGATCGTCTATAGGTATGCACAAAGCCTTGCATATTTTCCAGCGGAGCCTACTTATAGGCTCCTTTGCTAGTTTTTTATTTCGTCCCCCTTTGCACCCTTATTCATATCCTCAGTTAGCTTTTCATATGCTTCATAAAGCTTATTAGTTACTGATATTTGCAGAGAATTTACAACTTCAGATTTTGCCATACTTAGGTTTAAGTCTGTAACTTCTTTATTTTCAAAATTTAATTTTTCAATAACCATCTCGTCGAAAGAAACATTATTTATTTTTGAAATTGACTTTGAAAGAGTTATGCCTTTTATATAAGCCAATCTTTGCTGCTCTGGTAGCATTAAGATTTCAGACAAAACCTCTCTAGACATTTTTTCACTTAACGTTTCTATCTCAAAAGAGAAACCTTGTATCTCTACAGTATTAGACGTCTTTCCTAAGAATATAAGCTTACTCAAAATGCTTTCTCTTTCAAATTGACCCATTGTACTATTAACTTTTTTCACGAAAACTCCAAACTTTTATTTTTTATTATTCTATATGACCAGTTCCTATAACTTCCCATATCATATGAGACTCTAAGATTCCATTTATTTCTTCAGAATACACAGTGCCTATTCTGTGTCTAATCAAATGAACTGCCGCCAAAGACCACGTAGGGTATTGAGAGAAGTATTGACCAGGGACAAACATAGATCCTACATCATACTCCATACAAGATACTGCTCCAAGTAGTTGTGAGCCATCTGGTGAGTAAACGGCTACAATTATTTCAAAAAGATCTCCAGATAGAACGGGTATCCAAGAAAAATTCGTTCCAGACTTTGAAACAACTGCATCGAAAGCATATGATGGATCAACCCACAAAAGTGTATAAGGCTGGATGTCGTCAAACCCCTCTATTGACACAAATGCATTCGAGATATCCCCATATTCAGTAAGCACTGTATACGGAGTTTGTCTTTGCACTTGATACTCATATATGTTTGAATTCTGCCAAAAACCTTGTCCAGACGGAAATAACTGTAAGTCGTTGAAATATACTGGCTGTGTAGCCTGTAGGGGGTTAGAGCTAACCTGCGTTTCTAATAACTGAGTTGTGCAGGTGCCAGCCTCAGTCATATAGTCGAAATTACTAGCTGAAGTGGGAGCGTAAAGGTTAAGCTCTGCACTTATACTGAACTCTCCTGATTGGCCAACGCAAGCTGGACATGCTACTTGTCTGAAATATATTTGTGCAAAGCCAATGTTGAAATCACTCTGAGAATTCTCTGGGATACCTGTATCCTCTACAAGACCAGTGTCGCTTTCGTTGGCAATAACTTCAGCAAAGGTATCCTGTGTTTTTTCTTGCCTTGTAATTATAGCTATATCGCTACCACAAGAAAGTGATAATAAATAAAACAAACTTAACTCCTACTTACTAACTTATTATACTTTATAAATAGAATTAGAAAAAAGAAAAGGCGCATAAATGCGCCATTATTTTTAGAGTGTAAAAGACTCTAGTATGCTGCCTGAATGATTCCGGGGAAATCCATAGCCCCTCTTCTATTTCCTGTGTCAGCGGCGGCCTCAGCACCTGTCGCGTCAACTTGACGATTAGGTATCTCTCTTGCGCCATGAAGACCTTGGGTTTCTGCAACGGGAAGTCCGTTTCTAGTTGTCGAAATGAATTCGCAATCCAACTGTGCTTGCTCTTGTACGGTATAGTCATTAGCAGAGTAAGTTTTTGATATGGATTTAAACCAGCAATTATGCAATATTGTTACAACTTGTTCTTCTTGAGAGTCTCCAAAAAACTTGTCAACAATCATAATGTCAAAAGGTATTCTTTGAGCCGAAATGTTAACCCAGCTTCTTGACAAAGACTCTGGCATGCTTAGGCCGTCAAAAATCATTCTTGTGCAACTTACAGAATAAGTTGTTGCTCCGGATGGCACAATTTCAATTATACCATCTGTACCAACTTCTTGAATTGATTTTGTCGGCCTATTTTGGCTTATTGCAAGAGACTGAACTGCGCCAACAGGTTCTCCATTTACAAGTATAACAACTTGAGTACTTAAACTGGTTCTTGTTTTGCTATCTAGTATCGAGCCTGTGTTTACTGGCATTTTTATCTCCTTAAGTTTTAGCTAATTCCAACTTCAATATCAATGAATACGTAATTTATTGGGAATGTTGGAACAAATCTGAAATATACATTTATTTGTCTTGGATCAACCTTGTCTCTTTCTATAGAAACATTAGCAAAAGTTTCTATTAAGCCTTGATTAATAAGTGAATTAAGAATTGTCACAACTCTTCCTTGGATTACAGAATTTGTAGACGAGTCTTGAACCGTTCCAATATATCCCAGAAGACTTTGTCTCATAATTTCTTTAACTCTGTCTCTGATGAAGATTATAGACACTTCTTCATCTTCTATAAATCCAGAATTGGATGTAGTTCTTGCCGCGAGAGTTCTTCCGCCTCCTGCTATTGGCTCAACTACGGTTGCTCCAACTGAACCCAACTGATTCAAAATAACCTGACTATAAGTTCTATCTCTTAAAATATTAAAACCTGTTAAGGTTTTGTTCGTAAGAGGTATTGCAACATTAAACGTTCCCGCCAGTCTACCTGCTGCCGCAGCAGCCATGTAAAATCCATCAATAATAGTATTTGTTCCGTTTATGTTTCTTACAATCTGATCAGGGAACATGTACACACATCTCTTGGATGTAAAGTTTTCATTCAATTTAAAGTTTTGAAGGTCTTCAATGTTTTCCTGGAATACTTCTTCTGCGTCATCACCTTGAATTCCCTCAATAACACCAACATCTTCAATTGCAACTAGTTTGTTACCAATGAGAGCCTGATCTGTTACTCCGTTAATAGCTCCAACTATAGCAACTCTTTCTTTTCTATTTGCGATTGAAGACATAGTCTCACAATGAGTAACCGCCGCTTGAAAGATTGATGAAATTGTTTGAGTTGGAAGAGGAACAATTATTTGTGCAGAAAAAGCTTCTAACTTCTCAAAAGCTTCGAACCAATTTGTATCAAAGAAATCTGCATCATTTTGATCAATATATTTAATCTTAAGTCCATCTCCATTTTGCAACGTTCCAGATGTAAATAAAGTTTTATTTAATAAAAGAGCTGCAGATGTATCTGAAGTTTCAGTTGTATCAATAACCGTGAATCTAATGTCAGATGCCGTAACTGCAGTTGAGAAAACTCCGCTTAAAATAACGGTGGCATCGTTAACAACACTATCAATTGTCACTGTAGAATATTTTACGTTTCCTACAGTTTCTTCAAATATGGTGTTTGACCCGGTATCTAAATAAGTATTTATTTCCGCAACGGTATCGGATATGGTGGTTCCATCAGAATGGGTTATAGACTTTATTAAAATCTGCTTACCAACATGCTCTGAATTGAAGTTAAACTCTTGAGTTGTAAATGTCGCAGACCCAGAGTCTTCAGCTATGGCTCCATCATCACCTGAACCAAACTCTTTCTGATCGGTTGCACATACTGTGTATGAGAAAGCATATTGTGAAGAGCTGTCTGCAAAGGTTTGCTTTCCAGTAGAGTCTGCTTGCTCAACAGAATAAAAGCTAGATTTGTTTGGAAAAATCTGGGTTTCCACTCCATTTCTAATCTTTACAAGAACTACAGATGTGTCGGAATCAGGCATTCCTTTTCTATATCCACCTTGAAGAACTTCAGATATTGGGAACGTTAAGTCGTTCGCCTCAACGGAAGCGGTATCGACCTGCAATCCGCCTTCTCCATTGGAATCTCTTTCTTCGATCAAAGTTTCTTCTGTTTTTCTAGGAACAGAAGGTTTGCACTGAGTTGCCAGAATAGCTGGTGCGCCATTTTCAAATGCAATCTGAGATCCTAAAGCAATTGTATTCTCTACGGTTGTTGTCCCGTGCTTTGTAAATAGATCAGCTGCCTCTACAAATAATTGAGGGTCATTTACATTAAGAGAAGGAATACATCTAGCCTCAAGAGCGTCATTCTTTTTTAAAGTTTTTGATGTTACTTTTATTGTAAATTTATCGCCAACAGAAAATGCTGAGGAGACTGATCCTGAAATTCCATCTATACCAACTGTTAAAACCTCATTTGTCTCAACAAGAGAATATGTTAATCCAGTTTCGTCAGCAGCTATATTGGCGAATGCTGAATCTTCATTTCCATATTCAGCTACTCTCAATACAGAGTGAGTCTGTCCAAAACCAGGCTGAGTGATTGATTTTACAGAATATCTCTTTTCAATTGTACCTGTAGTTAGTAATACTTTATTTAAATCATTTGAGTCAAAAAGATCTACAGCAGAAGTATCTACATAGGCATTTGTTGCAACTAATTTAAAAGCATCTCCAACAATGCCCCACTGAGTATGAGTGAAATCTATCCCTACAGATGTTGATGAAAGGTCAAGGCTTTCATTACACGCATCAAGTGCGATTGTTCCATCTACATCTATAGATGTCTCTAATTCTAAAACAAGATAACCTTTATCATTATGATTTGCTATAGAAGCGTCCATCATGTCGTCTTGAACTTTTTTAATTATTTTTGTAATCTTGTGAAAACCTGCTGTAGCCTGTCCTGCCGCTCCAGATGATGTTACTAAAAAGTCTCCAACCTGAACTCTATCGACAAATGAGTCATCATCATCTGTGCCAGTAGTCGAAATAAGAGTGGAGTCTAGAGGAATAGCAATATGTTTGAAAGATGTATCAGTAGTGGATGTTCCAAGAACCCAAGCACCTGCCTTGTCTGATGCTATGCCATCAGCACCCTCTCTGTTAGTGCCATCCATCAGCTCATAACCTCCAGATGTTGCAAGGTCTGTATTTTTGTAAACACTACCTGCACTTCCTTCTTTAAAAGTATCAGAAAATAAATAAGCATTTCCATTTGAATCTTTTAACTGTCCAGATACAGAACCTGTTAGAGAAAACTTTGCTTTTCCCTTTATGTTCGCACCTAAAGAATCTTTGGTTACAGATACACATCTAAGAGTCCAAGTCTCCTCTGGTGTGTTTTCATCAAGGATTGCCAATTCTTCAAGCTCAGAAACTGATCCAGTTTGAACCTCTCCGTCACCAATATTTGAAGAATTTGCAGAGTATAAAGATCCGCTTTGATCTGCAAAACTAGCTGGCTGCAATCCTAATATTCCTTTTTCAATATCCAACTGAGCCTGATACCCTTTTTCTACAGTATCAGAAGATCCAAAAGCTTTTTCAATAATTGCAAGCTCTTGACCATTTAAAAGAATTTTAGTTCTGCCGGCAACCAAAGGAGCGTTAGGAATTGTAAAAAATCTTCCATTCCTTGAAGCCCCACTTGGAGTTGCGTTTCCGTCTTGTCCACTTCCCTGTGCGCCTAAAACTAGCGTGAAAGTAGTTTCTCCAAATCCCATCAATGCTAAGGTTCTAAGACCACCAGGAACAGAAACACTTCGAGAGACAACTCTGTCTCTAGCAAATGTGCCTGGTTGGACATAACCTGAAATACCTGGTATATTAGCCATTAAAATCCTCCAAAATATTTATTTATTTTTAATATCATTTAAACTTTCCTTTATTAGTAGTTATATTTTAGTCAAATCTATTATGTCGTCAAAATTCAAATTCACCTGATCAGCCTTTGTTTTTACAGGATAAGAAGGTGTTTTTGTTGACTCTATATTTAATAAAACTTTTTCAACTAAATTTTGAAGAGGTATTTCAACCCTCCATTCAGACAGACACCCCAATGTTATCGAGTGACTATATATAAAATCATTAATATACTGTTCTGCGTTTTCGCCGCTAACAGACATTGATTTTATTAAAAGACCGTTTGCTCTTAATTCTTGCCAGTCTGAGTACTGAAGCATTAGGGCAACCGCATCTGTTAGTTCAGAAACTTCTGTATGACTTCTAGCAAGAATTGTAACTTCCAAATTCAGGTCCCACATACCGGCGTACACTTTGTGAGTTGGAATGCTTTTTTGTTTCTTGCCGCCAAACGCATCTTCTATCAAATCTGTTCTATACTTAATCGTTCCATTTTGATTAAAAGAAAGAGGCTTGTAACTTCCGCCGTTTGCCTTAATAACTATTGCGGGAAAGAATTTTACCTCATACCTGTAAGCTTCTGATATTAAAATTTTGGTAGAAAAATCTGTATCGTATGACTGACCGGTGTTATCTGGAGTTAGTGGAAATCCGTATTCGTCTTGTCTATAGGTATATTTTGAATCTTGAGCAAATCTATTTCTTAAGGAATCAATAACCAAATTCTTTGGATGCTTAATTAAATTATTTTGAACAACATAATTATCAAAATAATAAGATGATGTAACATAATGCTCTGAGTTAGCCCCAAGTCCAGGTAGCTCTTGATTCGTTATAGGCATAAATCATCCGTCTAAATTACTTAGTTCTTTGAAAACTTTCTCTTTAAAATCGCTTTTTGACAAATAAAGCTTTTTCTTTACTAAAACCTCTACAACAATTTCTGCATCTTCTTCATATAATGAGTTTTGATTACCAGAAACGATTTCAATTGTTGAATTATCCGAAACAATCGACATGGTTTCTTTAGAGTCTCCACCTATCCTTTCCGCTATCTTGGAAAGTTCTTTTAGGAAATTCTGATCTCTATTTTCTTTTTCTAAGTAAACCTTAACAGCAAGCATTATCTAACCTCAAATTCTTTATCCTTATCACTTATTGTAATATCTTTACTTACAGGTTTAAATTTATGATGAATATACTTTACAATATATCTACCACTTGGTATTCTAGCTTCCCAATATCCTTCTTTATCTGTAAGTATTTTTCTAACTTGTTTTCCATCCTTGTATAGCTCTATGTTGACTCCTCTAATTGGAAACATTGAACTGTTTTTTATATATCCATATAGTTTTACTTTTCCTAAAATTAATCCACTATTTTCTTGTACTGTAGAAGATGTGTAATTCTTTTGATTTAAAGAGTTATCAGAGACAGCTTTAGGAGATCTTTCATATTCTTTATTTACAGGTTTATTAGATTCTTTATTTAATTTAGAAATTCTAGAGTTTAAAACATAAACTTTATTTTCTAATTCACTGATTGTATCTTTCATTGAGCTAACATTTTCAGTCAGCTCTTTTACTTTGTCTAATGTTAAATATATTGCATCTATTGCGCTTATTTCTCTTTCTGACATAACTTAATCCTAACTTTCGTATACGTTGCCCGCTACTGACAGACCGCTTATATTGCCGGTAGTAATCATTGTAGGGCTATCATATTTGTCATTGAACTGAACAATATGATAATTAAAGGCAGATGTGCCTATAACTGGGGAGCTTCCTTTGAAGAAATTATTTGAAACAATTATTGACTCAACATCTATCGGAGATGAAGATACTAATCCAACCTGTATGCAGCCATACTCGTTACCCATTTTTCTCAAATAATTATTTACAAACAAAAGACCACCGCAACTTCCAGAGGTCTCCATAGCTCCTCCTGAAGCAACGTTCTGAATGACAACAGGGAAGAAATAACCTCCAGACAGAGAAGACGAAAGATTTTCAAAATTACAGCCTTCTACCGTTAGGTTTGAAGTGCCAGAAGACCCTTCTGCCAAGATTGCTGCTGATATGAAATTCTTTGAACTTCTGAACTTTATATTTTCAAAAGTTACATTAGAATCACTCTCTACAAAAAACAAGCATGATGTAGACGAATCAATTCCAAAGTTTTGAGTTAGTGACGTCTGACCGGTTATGTTCGATGTTAACAAAGAACTTTTTCCTACTGAGAAGATCTTGAGTCCGCCTTCAACAGTTATAGGTTCAGATATTTCAAAATCACCAGACAAGGCAAGTTCGAAGTCCTTTTGGTTAAAAAGTCTAATTTTTTTTATATAATTTAAAGCATTCTGTATATCATCAAAATGTCCATCTTGTATATTCTTAGCAACAATAATTCTATTTGAAACTTTTCTATCGATTTGATTAATAAAAATTCTCAAATCAGAGAAAGAGGAACCATCGTAAACACCGATTATATTTTTATCAGACGTATCGAAAAGATTCGGAGGCTCAGCTTCAATAAAGTCCACATGACCATGCTTATCAAAAATAATCCAAAGAGGCTTAGAGGTAAGTCTCGTGTAACTGTAGCCTAAAGCTCCGAAAAACTCTTTCCTTGTTCCATTAACATAATGAACCCCAGAGGATATGTCAAAAGTTACATTACTTCCAGTTGTTGAGAAGTTAGAAAGAGCGCAACCCTTTATAAATCCTGACGATCTAAGTTCATGCCTTGGGCCTTCAATTATTTTTTCAAAAAATGTAGTTGAAATATTCTTTGCAGCAACAGTCCCAAAAGTCCTTTTGTCCAGTATTTGAGGTATACCATATCCAGATCCATATCCCAAAACAAACCCAAGATTATAGGAATAAACACTTCTTGATAGAAGAAACTCATTCTGAGGTGTTTCCAAAAAGCCATAAAGATTTAAACTTACGGTCGATATTAAAGATGTTGAAAATCCAAAAACGAAAATATCAATAAAAGATAATCCATCTGATGAAAAAAGCCTAACTGGTCCATCTCCAGTTAGCTGTTCTGTATTAGAAACTCCATATATATCAGTAAAGGTTAAAAGCTTAGATGTGCTTATCTCTATTCCAGAAGTTTCTCCATTTACAAGATACCCTTTTGAAACATTAGTTACTATTATATTAAATCCGACATTTGAATTTGATATATCATACTCAACTCTTTTCTTTGATATAACCTGATTGCTCTCTAGTATTAAGTCTGTAAGAATAAAAATATTCAAACCAGATACAAACTCAGGAGACAAATCAGATAGATTAGTTCCAGACTTAATTATAAAGTATTGATTAGAAACACTAGATGACGTTGAAAAAGAGAATGAAGAATTATCAAAAGTTATACTAGAAGAGCTGACATCAAATATGCTAAAGAATCCAGTATCGGCAGCTTCTGCTGTGTCTAAGAATATTAAATCACCTTTTTTTATTCCAAGTTCCAAAAAGTTTATGCTAGATCCAGATATAGTATTTGTTCCGATGTTTTGAACAATTTGAGATCCGGTCAACACAATTGTTTCTATAGGACTCTCTATAACCTCTCCATTATTCAAAACAGAGTTCCTTCCATATCCAACAATCTCTTTGTCTATATAAGTGGAAAAGCCAAGAACCGTAGATGCATCATCTGTAGATGTTTTTATTTTTAAAAATCTCTTTTTAGAATCTGCTGCAATATTTGGTACACCATGAGACAAGCTTATTTCTGAAAAATTTTCTTGAACAATTTTTGATGCCAATATAGGTAAATTATTCTGAACACAGTAATTATTAATTTTAAAAAGAATAGATTCGATCGTTTGTTCCAATATAGAGTTATCAAATACATCTATTGTATAAGATCCGTTTTCATTCTCTATAGTTATATTTTTTGCAGACGAGTTTACAAGATTTGGCATGCATCTTTTTGAGATAATAGTTGCGGCGTTCGGATGCTGACAAACTAAAGATGGTTCAAATGAAGAGCTAAAGCTTGATCTTGCAAGAGTTGAAAGGCCGGCGTTATTAAAGAACTTATAATTATTTTTTAGAACTCTAATAAAGAAAGATCCGTTATCATTCTTTCTCGGCGACCCATATATCGTAACGCTTGCTATGTTTGAAGAAGAGTCCGTTGATACAGATTTAATTTTAAAATACTCTATATAATTTAAAGATTCATTTGAAAGTTCTATAATGTCAAACTCAACTATGTCTATTAAAACGTTTTGATTATTTTGATAAAATAATGTTGTAAACTGAGAATTATCAAGCGAATAGCTGCATATTGCAGAACTTACAGCTATTTCGTAATCTTCAGATATATATGGATTTGATATTTTTCCAAACTTGAATATGCCATTAGAGTTAAGCAAGTCAAATTGATTTTTTAAAGACTCACCAAAATCTCCTGAGACTTCTTTTATCGCATCTTGAACATTTGTCGAGGAAAGCACCAACCCGGTATTATTAAAATAAATTTGAGACGCAGTATGTGATCTGTTAGTCGCAGTTATGTTAGCAGTGTCTAGATTTATATGATTATCATATATGTCATCCAAAACATCTTGCAAACTTTTTTGAGTTAACTCTACTGTAGCAAATCCGGATGGCAAACTGTTTGTTTCTTCTACAAATACTTGATCTGCAGCATGCTGATTGATAGAGTCTGTGTTCAGATGAATACTTAATCTTAAAATAAAATCATTTACAACTTTTATTATATTTTCTAAATCTTTTCTTACAGACGCAACTTGGCCATAAAGATTCTTTGTTGAGTAATCTAAGTTTATCTTAGACTCCTGAATCTCTGCACCATCTGCGACATCTTCATTTTTAATTGGCCCCTGTAAAAGGTTCAGGGCAGATATTGCGGATTTTTTTATGTTTCCAAGCTCATCCAAAGAACTCGACAATCTAGTAGATACGTCAATTGACTCATCACCATTTGGAAGAATTCCTAAGGTTTTTTGAATCTGTATAATTGCAGATCTCAAAGAATTAAAAAGCTCTGCTGAAATCTGAGTTACGTTGTCTCTAACAATTGGCAGCTCTAAAGAAGAATCTATTTTATTTGGATACTTTGATTTTGACATTTATTTTCCTATATAGTATATTTAATTAAGACATTCATTACTGTCTCAATTGTTCCAGATCCTGTATTTTCGACAACAAACAATAAAGTGTCATCTTTAGAAAAGGATGCTCCAGAAATATTAAATGTATCAGAATCATACCCGAATAGGTTAAAGCTAATAGACTCTATTTCAACATACAACTCTTCAAGCTGAAGTGCTTCGCCTTGAGCTATTTTGTATACCTTTAGAGTTCCGATTCTCGTTCCTGCGCTAATATTTTTTAATGTTATTTTTAATATTTCACCGTCCGCAAAAGACGGCAGTAAAGCATGGTCGGTTATTGCATTTGCAGCGTCAGAAAGTGTTGCGGAACCATATGTAACGCTGTGATCATCATCTCTAGACTTGAATCTGAAGAAAGCAAACGTGTTAGTGGTATCAACAAGAACCCTGGCAGTATAAGCACACGAAATAGGATAAGTTCCTGAGATCGTTAAGTCTCCGCCTATATTCAAACTGCCTGATATATCAGCTGATGCGTTTATATCTACAGTAGCGTCAAATGTTGTAGTGGAGCTAAATGTTGTATTACCATCTACTTCTAAATTTCCTTGAACTTCTATATCACTTCTAACAACTACCCCAATAGATGCGGAAGAATTGCTTAAATAAACTGCATCATTACTAAGCCTTGAAGAATCTGAAGTATTAAAAATTTCTATTTTGTCTGAGAATATTGAATCTCTAGCGTATATATCTTCCGAAGCTATTATGCTTCCAGAAAAGTAGCTGGAGTTTTTGATAATAGAAAATCCCGCAGGAGATGCATCTGTTATATTTGCAAATCCAGCACAAATTATCTGATCACTAGCAGAATAAAATGATTTGCAAATATTTGAATAAACCGATATGTTAGATGCCTCATTTGATCTTGACATTATTAATGATGAAGATATGTCATCTTGACTGATTAGTGGATCATAGATATTTGACAATGCCGTCCAAGAGTTATTTGAAATTATAATATTTTTAAAAAACTCAGTCCCGCCCTCTAAAAATATACCAGACTTTAAAAAGTTACATCTATCGACAGTAAAGTTTCCTTTATTTATACCAACTGTAGATAAAGATTTTAAAAATATGCACTGTCTATCAAACTCTGTCGGTGTACCGGTATCAGGATTTCCATCAAAAGTTACATTTATAAACTCATGAGATGTTTCAAATGCAGAACCACCATTATCAATTTTTGGATCAATTAAATAAATTCTTGAATTCTTTAGAGATAGATCTTTTAAAATCACCTTTCCAAATGTTAGATTGCCATAACCAATTTTTGTCGGAAAGGTTGTAATGCCACTTCCTGCAATGTAAATACCACCACGATTCTCAAACTCTGTATACTTGTCTGAGCCAGAAGTTGTACTCCACTCCTCAGTTATGTCAATAACAGTCGTATCTCCTTCGCCTGATATTATAACAGGGAAGTCTATCCAAATGCCATCTTGATCTATAACTTCATCATAAGACGTAGCGGTAAATCTAGTTGTAGGGTTGTCAGAATGATTTATGTTTATTTTATAAGTTCCAGACTTTAATTTTACGGTTGGAGTACCAACACCTGGAAATATTTCGGAAAATCTTTTTGCATACCCCAAAGCTTTGTTTATAGAGCTGAAGTGAGCAAATGCATCATTTGGAGATACTTTTATTTCATTTAATATTTTAAAATCTAAATCACTTATAAGTAGTCTTAAATCAAATACAGAAAACAAGCCTCCTGCATACTCAACAGTCGCAACAACTGTGAAGTTTTCTTGAGAGAATGGATTGGAACATGCAGATGCAGTTGCCGCTTTCGCCACAACATTACCAAATCTGTCTATTGCGATAAAATATTTTGAATCCGTAGAAGATGATATATCAGTTGTTATCTCAGCATTTTTTATCTCAAATCTTTTACCAGAGACATAAGCAATGCCAGATTTTATAGAAAATAAATATTCAGTTCCGGATAAAGCGGGATTGGTTATTTCCAATCCATAAACAACTCCGTTTGACCTTAATTCATCATATCTTTTATTTATATGTTCTTTTACAAACTCATCAGATATATTGCCCAGACCAAAGTTACCATTCTTCACAGGCTTTATCTTTCTAAAAAAGTTATCCGAACCCGTCAAAAGCTGTCTGTATCTGTCAAACTTTACAGAACCCAAAGAAAGACAGGCATTATCATTGTTGTTTTTTATAATATAAATATTTTTAGAATAAGGAGAAGTAGATATGGATGATATAAGGCCAGACAGATTCCTGACTCTAAACTCAATAACCTTGTTTGTATTTGAAAATATATCAAGACTATAAACACCTTGGTTGGCATTTATAAAGTACTCAGATGAATCTATACCAACTATTAAGCCGTCACTTGGAGATGCCGGATCTATTAGATTTATTGTAAGTAAATGTTCTGTAGTCTCATCGGATACAGAAGTTGAGAATAGATCAAATAAAGGCTCAGTTCCAGATATTATATTCTCATATTCTAAGTTTGCTTGAGAGTATATGTCAAAATCTTTTGTCATAAATATATCAAGATTTATTGTTGCATTTATAGAAGAGCTAAGTTTTTCAGGAACTAAGAAGTCAAAGCCTATTGAATTTTTAACAACCTCTATTTTATAGCCCGAACCATTTGTTCCGCTTAAAAGTTTTCCGGTTTTTAGATCAACAGTAATTTCGTCTTGCGTCACGCTCTTTACTAAATAAGTTCCAGTGTCAGAACCTCTGTCGTATATGGTAATCAGATCATTTAATTTAATGCCAAGATCTATAAAGTTTTCTCCGGACTCTTCTGAGCTTATTCTATTTGAATTTGACACAGGAAGAACTTCCGTTGATGACAAAACAGTTAACAAAGAAGAACTCTCTTCTCCGTTTAGATGAAACTTACTTCCATAGTTACCGTAAATGCTTTTATCTTTAAAATCTGCAAAGCCTAAATGATTTAAAGATAAATTTGATGACTGCAATTTAATATAATATGTTTTTTGTGCGCTATTAATAAGATCAAGAGAAAGGCAGATTCTTGATCCACCGGATGTCTCAATGCGGAAAGCAGAAGCCGGAAAGTTTTCAGAGCAAAACTGTTCATTTAATCTTGATACAATAGAGTCAATTCCATTTCCAGAAGGGTTTGTCGTAGATACCTCTAAACTTCTAAACGAATCACAATGAATTGTAAATAAACTATTTGACCCGTCTATGCTATTAGGAAAAACAACATCAGAAATTATAAATGTAGAGTTTGGGTTTACAACCTTTATAGTTTTTGAAAAAGATAAATTTGATGTAAAGACAGGGGAAAGTGAAAAACCAGAAACATTAGATTCTTTATAGGGGTTAGAGTAAATGCTGGCAGAAACAGAAGATAGACTGTTTGCAGAAAATATTCCAAATATAATAATTGTATTTGTAGACGAGTCAACTTTAAATATTTGATAGGCGAAATTATCAATGACAATGTAATCAAACTTTTTAGGATCAGAAACTAGTGTGCCAGAGTAGGTTATTTCTGTTTTAAAACTATCATCTGAAGGTGTATATTTGAAATAAGATATTGAAACATTATCTTCCAAAAGCATTCCGAATCCTGAGCTTCCAGTAATGCTCGCTGATTTTAAATATCCATTTTCAAAATATAAATCTTTTAAATCTTTAATTATAGTATTTTCAGTTCCAGTAAGTTCATCTATAGCACCCTGTACAGAGCTTGAAACAATAGGTGTGTTTGAAGAGTCATAAAAAATTTGATTTGCAGAATGAGAATTGTTAGTTTCAGAAATATTCAAACCAGAAAAGTTTATGTGCTTATGAACAATTTCATTTATAAAATCTTCTAAAGACTGTATTTCTAAATTTAATGTTGCAATATCACTTATAACACTACTTATCTTTTCAATTCTTATATTCTTACCAAGATGTGCTGCAACAGCGTTTTTATCTATGTGTATAGCTAAGGACAAAGAAACTTCTTTGACCTGCTTTATAATGTTATCGAGATGATTTGAAATATAAACTATTTGACCATATAAACTGCTGGTTGAGTAATCTAAGTCAACCTTAGATTCTTCGATCCTTGCACCATCGGCAATATCTTCATTTTTAATCGGCCCCTGTAAAAGGTTTAGTGCAGATACTGCAGAGTTCTTTATGTTTCCAAGTTCGTCCAAAGATCGGCTAAGCCTGTCGGAAACACTTATGGACTCGTCACCATTTGGAAGTGTTCCAAGAGTTTTTTCTATCTGTATAACCGCAGATCTTAAAGAATTAATAACTTCAGACCCCACCTGAATAAGATTGTCTCTAACAATTGGTAGTTCTACGGATGAGTCTATTTTGCTTGGATATTTTGACTTGGACATATTAAAAACCTATTTGTCTATATAATTATCATTAATATAATCTATAGCAATAAAAGATAATACCGTAGCGACAAAAGTAGTACCAATTATTATATTATTTTCTAGATCATTATATTTTATTTTCTCTCTATACTTCTCATTTTGAAGATCTAAAGATTTTATTATTTTATTATAATTTTCTTCCTTTAGCTTGTATGTTTCATCTAAATCTTCATACAAGGTGTCTTTTCTCTGCATAAGGCTATACATTTTTTCATATTCTAAAAGAATTTTTTCTTTTTTTTCAAGCTCCGCAAGTCTTTCTTTAAGTCTTTCGGCTTCGTCAATGGAAAAGACATATGAGTCTTCCTCTAAGACCTGACCTTTTTTCTTTATATCTCCAGCAAATACACTAGGCAATAATATCAACAGAAATGTTACCAAGTTCATCTTCATACTCTACCTTGTCAGAAATAAGTTCTTCTAACTCTTTTTTGTTTAATTTTAAGATATGCCTATCTTCAATCTCTTTTGAGATTTTTAAAATTTCTTTTTTCATATTTTCATCATCTATACTAGAAGCTAGCTTTTTCAAATCTTTAATCATTTTAAAAACCTCTTTTGTCAAAAAAAGAATCCAAACCTTCATTGTTTTTTTCTTTTTCTATATTTTTAATATTATTTCTATGCTGTTCAATTTCTTTGTTCAACGAATCAACATCTTCTTTTACTCTAATAGTATTCTTGTCAAGAATGTCATTCCTTCCTTTTAATCTATCTACAGACTCCTCTTCCTCTTTTCTGGTTAGACCTGACAGGAAGAAGAACGAAACAATCGCTGCAAAAACTATAACTATAACGGATATTGTTTTTTTAAAAAAAGACTTAATCGTTCTCATCTAAAGCGCCATTTTCTGATGAATATTTCTTATCAGTCCACCTTCTAGATACATAAGCAGTAAATGTGGCTCCCAAATAAGCAGTCATTGTTCCCGTATCTAGTGCTGAAAGTATAACCGGATTTCCAAAGATTGTAATTTCTGAAAATGTTGACAAGAGTAAGTTAATCGTAACTACAGTAAATGATATTACTGCGAATGTTAACATAGCATCTTTTTTACCTGATGTATTTTTAAACCACATGTTTTCTCCGTTGTTGTATATAAGTAATCGATTGTGTTTGACTGGAAAAGTCAAGGATATTTGTTATCCGTTTTGTCTTTTTTCAAGTTCTTCCACTTCTTGAATGAGTTCGGCATATTCACGAAGTTTTCCAATTCGCTGAAACTCTGTTGCCTGTGCGAGTTTTTTATGTATTTCTTTTCTGTTATTCTCATAAGTA